GAAAGGATGTAGCAGGTTCTGCTTTAACTAATGGTCCTTCGTAATCAAATGACTCAGAAGAGACTTCAACAAGTTCTCCTTTTGATTCATCCCATTCCCAAACGACTTCAGTATATATCTTCATATATTTACCTCATACTCAAAGGCTACTCTAAGAAGTGTCATAGGAAAGGGATCGGATGATTGCACAGTTATTCCTTCAGCAGAAAATGATCTATTTGCTGGTACAAGCTCTTTAACTCCTGAATACAAAGGCACTTTTGTGCCATATACAAAATCAGATGGATCTCTAAATAAGATCTCATCAAGCGTACCTCCTTCCATTCCAAAAGTAACACCCAATGTTTCTAAAAAAAGCAAATTTACTGTAAGCAACCTTTTTGTTCCTGTAACAGCAAAAGAATCACCAACACCTTTAACACGAGGCAATGTGGTTACAGTGCTTGTATAGGCTAATCCTGCACGAGCATAAGTTTTACAAACAGTTTGAAGACCAACTGTGCCTGTTCCTGAAACAACTCTTTGAGGTTGCAATGCACCATCACCAAGGATTGAAACTGTTTCTCCAGCAAGATGAGACAATCCTGAAAGATATTTAAATCCTGTCTTAGTTATATATACAGTACCACTACCTATAGCAGTTATATCTATATCAGTGCCTAATGCACCTGCTTCTGTAACATCTTCGCATAAGGTCAATGTTGTCCCAGCAGGAACTGTTTTTACAATATAGGTTATTCCGCTATTTACTCCAGTAGGAAGTGTTTCTATTGTTGAAAGTGTAATTGCATCACCAATACTTAAACCATGTGGAGATCCTGTTGTTATAAGATTTGTTCCTGTATTTACTCCTGAACTTGCATTAAATGATCTTGATGAACTTGTTGATGCATCAGTATTGCTTGATTCTTTAGATAATCCTGAATCAATAAAATGGGATTTTTCCTGTATAATCTCTTGCTTGTCATAATACGATGTCATGTATTCGACATAGCGTTTTGTATCAACTCCTATTGTCCTTTTTACAACCATCCAAAGTTGATCATAAGTTCCACGAGGAATAACTGTTAGTCTTTCTACTTTTGCATGATTTCCATGAGTTGCATCAGTGTGTGTTCCTCCAATTGTGTGAGTAGACCACCCATAAAGGTTTAGGTTCTTGTTGTAAGTGACAGCAACTAATTTACCATTATCAAGCCTTGCCCAAACAATACCACTTGGAGAATCCTGATATACAATCTCCTTTACTCCACTATAAGTAATATCTTCTGCCCTTAATGTTATATCTGTAGCCTCAAAGTTTTCTTTTTGGGCTTCATAGGCAAGTTCACGTATTTTCCTTCCATTTTTTTGGACATAAAGGACTTGGTTTCCTACTGAAACAGGCAATGCTTCAGGTTCTGTTTCCCAATCAGCAACTTTTTGTATAGTAAAATTAAAAGGAGTAATGGTGAGATCATTTTCAGAACCATAAACACTGAAAACACCACCCGATGTTCCCATTGTTAGTTTCTGTCCTTCTTTTAGCCACTCAATCTGGTCTACTGTATCAGAGTCAATTGTTAAGACTATTGAATTTGTATCAAGGATTTGTTCACCAACAATATTTGCACCAGTAGAGTCAAGATTACCTGTTGTTACACCAATAAGTTGCGATGCCGCAAAATTGTAAAAACCACCAGAGTTAGAAAACCATATTGTTGCTGGATATTGTTTCGTTCCTGCAAATGCTAGTCTTTGTTGATATAAAGCTACAGATCTAGGGTATCCATTTGTTGTATCCCATACTGATTTTTGCCATTCATAGGAAGAATTATCTGAAACAATTTCTTCTTTAATAGTGCATTGAGCAACAGTTGTAGAACTCCCCGAATTTCCTGTTATTTCTACATAACCCCATTTAATTTGAGATCCCGGTAATGGGTTAATTCTAATCGTTTTTCCTACATCATTACTATTACCTTCAAAAGGTGTATGCCCATTTGCCGTAATAGTTACTCCTGTAGTGTCTTTTTTAAAAGTTTGCTTTTCTATATTGACTCGTAGATCACCAGTTCCTGCTAACGTAGAATAAGCATCAGGGATTCCTGAAGTCATGCTTGTCGTTATTTGAATAGAATTTGATGTTGCATTAACAACAAAATACTTTTTGTGATCCGATGTAGACCCAGAATCAGCAGAACCATCTCCAGTAGTGCCGGACTCAGGAAGAAACGTAATTGCTCCAGCCCCAATATCTTTTACCCAAACAGTTTGACCATCTAGTAATCCATGATTCTTTCTGACAAGTTGATTTAAAGTTGTATCTACATAAAAACCGCCAATATCTGTTGTTGCGAATTTATCTGTCCCACTTAAAGTGAAAGTATCCGCAGTATCAGTGTTTATTTCTGCATAAGGACCATCTTCAAATACAAGATCAGATAATGTCCATTGAGAATCATCTTCTGCTCTATCGTTTCCTGAAGAAACAAGAGTACGGACTAATTTTCTAGGCTTATGGTCTGGATGAACAATGAAAAGAACGTCTGCACTTTGAGTAAAGTCCAGATCGTTTAATTGAGCAGTTGTGTAGGTTGTTGTCTTCTCATAAACACCAGAAGACGAACTGTCTTCATGATATTGAAGTTGAAGATCTTGGGAATAAACTCTAAGGGCATTATTCGTCAACTCTAATACATAACTTTGAGACAAGCCTACTGTAAAAGGCACTAAACGAGCCTCTAGGTTACTTTTTGTCTCTGCTACGTAGTGAGTACCCGGACGTTTAGTTGTTGCTCCTTGAGGCAATACAACAGCGTTCTCCAGCGTTTTGCATGCAGACTCATATGCAGGCAGGTCAACAAACCCCTGTAATCTAGGAGAGATCCTGCCTTCTGAAAAACTACTTTGAACACTTTGTATTCGTGCCATCTAGTTCGTAGACCGATCATAACCTTCCGCAGGACTATCAATGGGTTTATAGTCGAGATCCTGATAACCCCATCTTGATTCAACCCAAGACAAGTATTCTATCCTATCAGGTATGCCTTCAGATGCATCAATACCACGTGCTTCTGCTATGACTTCGACATACTTACCCCACATTTCCCGCTTTAGTTCGATCCGTCCTGTTAATGGTTCAGCCAATTCCCAAGCTAGACGTAATCCAATTGCCTGAATCAGGTTGGAGTCTATCTCAGAGGTGTCCGTCAATTGAGCAATGTACTTAACATACATTGTGGTTTCATCAGTAAGCAGAAATTTGCCTTCAATCTGATAAGAAAGTAGGGAGTCATGCGTACCTAGAATCCTTAAACAATCAGACGGTAACGAGTATTGGTATAAATAACCAAAAGCAGGTGTAACTGTAGAACGAGTTAGCTTTGCCCTTTTTGTAGCACAATTCCAAGGATGGCTACGGAGGACTGCATCACGTACATCAGGATACCTAAGATTAGATAACCGAGCACGTTCTGTAGCCTCCGTTAAAGAAACGATTTTTGCTTCGCCTAAGTTTGTTAAGGCGATATTGCAAATATCAACTTCCGTTGCCATCAGGATTAATCACAAGAATAAATTATTCCAACCTGAATCGTGCCAGATGATGTCTGACCAGCATTAGTTGCAACAACAATATCAGTTTCTGCTGATAAAAGTAGACCTACTCCAGCAATACCAGTTCCTGAAGCGGCGGCATCCACTTTCTGCATTGTTAGCATTTTATGATTGGTATTCATTGCGGCCGCAGTAATGAAAGCATCAGGATCAGCCGCAGTTCCAACTGAAAGCTGAACACCTGATCCAAGTGCGTCTGCAATAACCCAAACATTATAAACCCTAGATAATGCAGGAAGTTTTCCTACGTAAATAGTTGAAGAAGCCGCCAAAGAGTCTGCTTCATAACTATCATGCCAAATTCTTAACCTTCCACCAACTTCATTGGCGGCTGGCATTGAAGGCTTACCATCAGTGGGCTGATATACTTTAGTGTAATTAGCCCCATATACAGTTGCCATATTGTGCTCCTATAATTAAGCGTTTTTCATGTAGATGCGAACCATCTTCTTACCATCAAGACGAGTAGCACCAATGGTCATCCTGTAATAGATATATTGACTATATCGTTTATCAGGACGTTCTGTTACACGAGCAACAATATCTTCCCAGATGCAGAGTCCAATAGCAGAACGAGTGAAAGCAATTGCTTCTTCTACGTTTGAAGAAACAGTTGTTTTTTCAGTTCTGATAAATTGGAAGCCCATAAAGGAATCAACTTCACCAGCGACTAATGCCTTAATGACGTTGTAATCCGCAGATTGGACTTTGTTCTCTAACAATAAGGATTCAATCCCAGCAGATGAACAGGCAATAAACATTTGTGGTCTTCCACCCATGTCGTATTCGTCTGCTTCATTAGCGGCAAGAACCTTCCTTGCTCGTATGAGCTTATCTACTGTTAAGCCAACAGCAGTTCCTGTGTTATCTCCGGCAACCCAAGCACCACTGGAATATGCACCTTCACGATAAATGTCAGTACCACCATCACTTCCGAAAGCAGTACCTGTCATTGTTGTGGAGCTTGAAGTAGAAAGATAGGAATTGCCAAATGCGGCAGAAATGATTTCCTCATCAATTGCACGACCCATAGCCATTGCCGCAGATTCGACATAAGCACTTGTTGGGTCCATGATTAAGCGTAATCGGTCAGGATTATCGACCAATTTACCCCAATCATAATCTACTGGTGAAACCCTACGTCTTTCATGAGGAACATCCATCAATGGACTATCCGCATGCCGTGACGTAACTTTCTGTGCGGCAGTTTCATCTACTCGATCAAAGAAAACCTCTTCACCGATTTTCCCTGTTTCGAGTTGAACTGCATTTCGCAGTCTGGAGCCACGTTGTTGAAGCATGTGCTGAACATTAGCACTATACTGCTTCACCATTGCGACATTAATAGAATCGTAAGCCATAAGACTTTCCTATATAAGAGATTACTAAATAATGTCCCTATAAATTAGGAATTGTCCTATAACTAGGGTTCCTTTGAGAGGAACTACCGATGAGCCGTTGAAAACAATCGGGTCATCTCGTCAACCGCTTTTTGATGTTGCGGATGAGTCTTGTCTAAATAGATTTTATTAAACTCGGCATCACCAAGATTGTTGTCGATCTTTTCTTGTGCCATTGCTGGGGATAAAGAATCGCCAATTCCCGGTTCACCGACCATAATGCCATCTTCTTTAAGAAGGTTTCCAATTTTGGAAAACATCTTAACTATTTCAGGATGATTACCTAACCCTGAATCTTCCATAACGTCAAGAGCCTCTTTTGAAGCAAAATTAGTGAATGCTCTACGTGCTAATTCGACATTCTCATTGTATGATTTGCCCCATTCTTTTTGTAGAGCATTAATGCCTTCAACTTGCATTTCACTGTGCCTTGCTTCGGCTTGTTCCATTTGATCATAATTAGCCTGTGAATACATATCAAGAATTTTTTCTGCTTGATTTTGTGACAAACCTAAATTATGAGCAATGTTTTTAAAATCATCTAAATTAGCTTCAGCATACCTTTCATCAAATGTGTATTGATCCGGGCTTTCAGGTCTACCCATGCTGTTGTAGACATCATTCCATGCAGGATCATCTGCATTTTGTGGTACACGCATAAGCTGATCGGCAGGAACACCCATTTTACGGACTGCATGGACATAACTTTTTGCCAGCTTATCAACACTATCAAAATTTCTTAATGAAGGCTCACGAGCCAAGTCATCAGGCAAAGAAGTAGGATCGAAAGCCCACGGGTTTTCATTTCCACCTACATTGCTTATTGGTAACTCTTCCGTACCGCCAAGAATAGTATTCCCGGGAACGGCATCAGAACTCTGAGTCCCAACCTCCGTCATTGTCGGTTCTGCTATCTCTTCCATCTTCTGCTTTTCTGTTTAATTTATCCAATTCTTCCATTGGAATGTTTACGAGGGAAATTATATCTAAAATCACGGACCTTCTTCCCTCATTAAAGGCACTGTGATGCGTATCATGTGGAACAAAAGTAGATGTATGGACAAAATGCCTTCTAGCTAAATCAGCTAGTATTTCTTTACCATCATCTGTACTAAAAAACTCTTTATATTGTACTTTACGCCGCTTCGCTTTCAGCCCTAGCAATATTCAATCCTGCTTGTGTTCGTTTTTGTTCTGCATCTGCAATGTTTCCTTGGACTTCAGAAGCCGCCATCTGTTGTTGCATTTGCATCTGCATTGCTTGTTCTTCTTGACGTTGCCTCATCATTTCTTCCATTTCTTCTTGAGTTTTTAATACTGATGGAGGCGTTTTAAGTATTTCTGCACCTAATTCTGCAATTCGATGAGTGTTGAATCGCTCAATAACTGTTGGGTCAATTTGTGCCATTGGAAGCATAAACTGGAACAATTGGCTGACAGAGGTTAAATCACCAGATCTCATAGAAATACTGACAGGATTTGTGTATTCAATCCTAAAATTCATTCCCATTACTTCTTGTGGAGGTTCTGGTAACATTCCTGACCTAATCATGACATGCATAGTACGTTCTACAATTGGCCCCAATAGCTCAATTTCCTGTCTTGATACAATTGGTCCTAAAATAGTCAGTCGATCACGTTGTCGCATAGCTATTTCAGTCGCAGTAAATCGTAAGACATCACCATCAGCCGCAACTGGTCCCGGTAATTCCATTAAATCTAAGAAAAATGCTTTTTCGATGGCTTCACGTACTTGACCCATTTTTGCATCAGCATATTCAGGTCTATTTGCTACCGGGAATGGTTGTACCATCTCATTACCAGTTAAACCTGTACGATAATAGTTCAATGCATCAGGAGTGGTCCGTATAGGTGCAAGAAAACCATCATCAGGAAGCATGAGTGGAGGCGAAACCATTTTTTGTAACGCTTTAAGGAACGTCTTTTCCATCTCATTGAGCATGCGGATGTCTGGAAGTGCTTCAAATCCCGGACCTCTGCCATATGTTTCCAAAGCATTTCTATTCCAACGACTACATACATAAGGAAACTCATCAAATCCTCCAACGCTTAGTAAATGTTTTTCATCCAACAAACAATAAGTAGAAATAAAAGGTTTATCTCCTTTTTCTATATCAGGATTAGGATGAGGAAAGACAGCATGCATGCACTTGAACTGTTCAAACAATTTACCCTGCTCAAGGCTTTTTTGGACTTTTTCGGATAAAACTTCAGGAGGATAGATTTCAGCAAGTTCTTTTGCCGAATGCCTAGATATTCTAAATATAGTATCTATTTTCCCATAATAATCTGATGCAAGGTAACAGTCGGATAATGGGAAACATTGATAATATGGACCTTCACCAATTCGGTCTTGGATAAACATTACAGCAGTGCCAAATGCTCCTAAATCAGTATAGTATTCAAAGATTGCAGGATGAAAATTAGAAGAAGGTCTGTTAAAGGCTTCGCCTAACCGAACAGTGCATTCTTCTAGCCATAGCTGAACAGGCCGATATTGGTTTAATTCTCTGTTTTCTGTTTGAATCTGAAACCAACGTAATGCTGAATTGGTCATCATGTTGTGAAGACCTGAAGCAAAACGTGTTAATGCCCTTACAGGAGTAGAATCAAAAATGTACTGTCTTCTTTCTTCACCGGGAGATCTTTCTGTTTCAAAGTCTGCTCTCCGAGGAAGAATATAACGTGCTATCTCCTGCCAGTTTGACTCCCAATTAACCCTATTGGCTTTAAGAGTCTCATAGCGTTTCATTATTTGCTGAACAAAACCACCATCTTGGCTGAAGTTTGGCGATGAATTAGCGATCATCCGAGCATTCCTCTACGAGTTAATATAGAAGCTTTTTTACCTCTTGTTTTATATAGATCTTCTCCAACACCACCTAATGCCCTACGTATATTGGCAGACCATCCATAAGCTCTTGATCCCATTCCACTAGGAGGTGGCTCACTTTCAGTTAAGGCTTCATTAATATTACTGTTATCATCTTCTCCATCATCACCAGTTATATCTTTATAACTTTCATCTATTTCATCAGATCCACCACCACCATCTGATCTTCCGTAAATGTTACTACCTAATCTGTCTTCCCATGCTCCAGCACCAAATGCTCTATTAAACTGGTCAAAAGAAAGCTGATTGCCTTCCATTCCTAGTCTTTTATCCACGAGATTTCCACCACTCCAACCTTCTTTAAAGTCTTCCCATTGCCTTCCGTAATGGTGTGCTCCAACTCGATCTTGCCAATTTCCAGCCGCTAAATCTTTATTAAAATCCCAATGAGCAAATTCGTGATCTCCAAGCCCTAACGTATTCCAGATTTCTCCACCTTCTAGCTTTTGCATTAATAAGGATTTTCCATGGGGAGATCCCATAGGGTTGCTAATAAAACCACCGACATCTTTTAAAAATCCTTTGTTTCTTTGGACCCAACCTGTAGCCCATTTCCCACTTGTAATATCTGATAAGATACTCATATAGACCTTATATTAAGCAGTTCCACCATAACCATAACCAGCTTTTCTACCTTGATAGTCAAGTCCCATTCCAATTCCCATTCCTCCACCAATGCCTTTAAAAGCTTTATAAGCAATACCTTGTTGTTTCATTGCTGTTTTCATTGCCATGTCTTTTTCTTTAACACCAACTCCAGCTTTATGTCTTCGTGTCATTGCTTTTTGATAGTCACTACCTCTACCTACCATAGTATCATATGAAGTCTTTAATCCAGTGTAATCGCTTGTAAATTGTTTATAAGGATCACTAGCTTTAAAATCCTGTATTGTTTTTATATTTTTATCAATTTCAGATAAAGAATAATCAGTACCCCATATATTTTCTGTATATAGCTTGCCAATCCATTTGTCGGCAGTACCCATGATTTGATCATGAATATCATGTTCTTTCCACCATGTTGCATCTTTGTCCCAATACTTTATTCCAAACAATCCAGTTTTTGTTTTACCTCTACGGTGTTCCTGTCTTGTCCAACGTCCACCTTTAAATTCTAATTTGTCACCACGATCCCATGTTCCACCTCCAAGGTTTTGATTATACCAATCGGTTCCTGCTTTTCCTATAGATTGCCCATACAACTGGAAAGCGGCTTGTTTGCCTGTAACTGTTTGGTCACCAACTGTTTTACTAACCATTCCCTGAGAAGCTAAATCTTTTATGAATTTTGCTCTCTGGTGTTGGTCAATTTGGCTTTTACCAAAATGAGTACCATAAACATGAGTACCTATATCACTATCCATATAAGATGTTCCAAGATTCTCATAAAAGTTCATCTCACCTGTAGATGTTAATTTACTTTGAGCATCACTGACTTTTTTGGAAAACCCAAATTTCTTACCTAGATTTTCATAAACATTTAAAATTTCCTTACCTGCACCACCTTCACCATAAAATCCTTCCCAACTAGAAGTGTATGCTTCTCTTCCTTCTTTTTCTTTAGTATCCCAAATAGCTCCTTCACTTTCTGCAATTTGTTGCTCCTGAAGGGCTAAACCGTATTGTTGTTTTGCTAATCTAGCATCTGTTGCTGATTGATAAAATGAACGTTTCCTGTTCATTTGTTTAGTTAATAAAGAGCTTTTAGCGTATGCCATAAC